GTTCGCCTCAACGGGCGCGGCCGCTTTCTTCTTCTTGGACTTCTTGTCCATGGCTTCGATCAGCCTTCTGTCGGTTGCTGTCAGCATCGGGGTTCCTCCAACCCAAAAAGAAAGCGGGAACCAGACCGTTTATGGGTCCAATTCCCGCTTCAATCGGGTGTTTACCGTCGCCTTGAAGGGGCGTTAAGGGGTAATTAATCCCAGACGGCTAAAATGTTTGTGCCTAAACTCGGGGCTCCCTTAAGGGGTTCCCTCCGAGGTCTTCCTTCTTCGTGACGTTTAAAACGACCATGACGCCGTCTTTGACCTTTACCAAAATCTCGCCATACTTATGCTCTTTGATTGACCGGAACGAATCGACGACCTTCTGCTCGTCGTGCTTCAAATGTTCAGGACTCGACATATTGTCTCCTCACCCTCATCACCAGCATGTTGTCCGGGGTGATGTAAGAATAGACGATGCGCACTGTCTTGAAATCCCAGCCTTTATACGTGCAGTGCTTATCAATGGCCTCGACGAGCTTCTGGAAGAACTTCATCAGGTCCGGGTTCTTCGTCATGGCTCGGGCCATGGCCGCACTCTTGGCCTGGGCGAACTCAAAGAAATCGTCACGGTACATAGACTCCGGCGCGCGGACCAGCGCCAGCTGATTGAAGCTGATGCGGGCCTTGAACTCTCCGCCCATGACCTGCAGCTCGCCGATCTGCACGCCCTCGATCGGGCATCCCACGGACTGGCACATGAGGATCAGGCGGCCCAGCCAGGCCATCAGGAGATTCGAAAGGTCCATGTTCTCCATGAGTTTGCGCGTCAGGAGAGGCTTGGTCCCTTGAATCTGCTCAAAGACGTTCATGCTCATCGTCCACTCACCGCCATCGGTGCCCCCTTGATCCATTCTTGGAACGATACGATCAGCGAAGCCGCCGGGTTTCCGTTGGCGTCCAGGACCGTCATGCTGTATGGCACGAGGCCGCGGGCCTCCATATCGATGGCCAGATCCCGGTCATCGGCGTTTCCGGACCGGAGAAGGTCGGCCCATTTCTTTGGCACCGTCTCCCAGAAGCAACGGCAATTTGGATGCGCCGGGATCGATTCGCCTTCGTCGGCGACCTCATCCACGGTCTTGCCGGCCATGTCGTCGCAGATCTCGCAAACCCGATCGTTGTAGCGCGTCTGCCAGATCTCCTCTTCCACCATGTCGCCATTGGCCTGGGCGACATTGTTCTGTCCGCCCACAAACGCACCCTGAGCTTCAAAAGCAAAGATGCGCTGGAAGGAATCCCAGAGCGTATACCGTGGGCTCCCCGGCATGGTCTGATCGACTTCGGCGGTCGCTTCCTCAGCCGTGCTGCCGTTCATGGCGCCGAGCTTGATATTGTGATTCAGGGCCGCGTTATAGGCATCGATCCAGGTATCCCATCTCTGACCCCAGGCCACGGGTGGAGGCTTCGGCGGCTGCCAGTCTGGTGCGGCTTCGTGCATCCCGCGCTTATTGGGGATCTTCACTTTGAAGATGGGCGGCGTGATCTGGTCCAGAATCCACGCATGTCGGGCAACCGAATGATGGTAAAGATCTCTGAGCGCCCAATCCACGTAGGTCTTCGATCCGTCTTTGAACTCCTGAAGGATCTGGCTGATCCTTCGCTCGATGCGGATGAGCGTCCCCATCTTCTTGGCATCCACGAGGTTCCAGCGCTCGGCAAAGTGATTGCGGTACTCGGCATAGATCGCGCCTCGGAGCGTCAGATTCGTGTTGTGCCAGAGCTTGGCCAGATCCTGCAGGTAGGCCTTGGCCAGGTCGTCATGCGCCTTGGTCGTCTCAGTCTGGAGCCGGTCCCGGACGGATAGTTGGTTCGGATAAGTCACATTCCGAACCCGTGCTTAATGCCTTCCTGCTTCTTTATGCGGCGATCGAGCTTCCCGATTTCTTGCTCTAAGATCTGCGCACGCTTATTCAGCGAATCCGCTCGCAGAGCAACCGTGTTCGCACGATTCAGCACGAACAGCGATGCGATCAGAAGCCCGAGATTCAGGATTAAGATGATCTTGTTCATAGGTTCCCCATCTGTTTCTTCAGTGCGGCTTTCCCTTTGCCAGCGATCGGGGACGTCGGCTTGGTCCCATTGATGCCGGATTTCGTGCCATTTGGCCCGCCACTCCCTGGGATCGGAGCGCCGCCACCATCGCCGCCGCCTGCCGCACCACCACCATTCATGCCGCCTGGCACGGGGAAGGGGGACGGCATGTTGACATCGAGCGGAGCGTCCATCTTGTCTTCCAGCTCCTGGTCGATCTTCGACTTCTCGTCGTCGTAGTCGTAGGTGGTGATGTTCATCTCGGCGGCCGCCATCTCCGCCGCCGTTTGCTTCGAAATATACCCAGCTGCCTCCATTTTGACCACGTTCGTTATGGTTTCGGTTGTCGTGTCCTTGGTGACGCTGGGATAAAGGAACTCGATGTCGCCTTTCTTGTATGTCAGGCCCGCCTTAAGGAACCAGTCCTTGGCGATCTCGGTATCGAGGTATTCAAAATCGGCTTGCAGGTCCTCAATGACCTTCGTGAACGGCTCAGCCGCCACAAGCGCGGTCGCTCGGTTGCCGCCGCTTCCGGAAATGAGGTTGAAGAAGTCCTTCGGAAGCCCGATCGATGTCGCGATCAATGCCAGGATCTCGTTTCCGGTATCGGATGAGCCCGCGCGCGCGCCCTGGATGGCTTGCATGGGCGTCCGCTTGATCGCCTTGTTATGGGCGAACACAGAGCCAGGAAGAGGCATCCGGTTGTAGAGCGCGGCGTGGTTGGCGATGTCTGCCGGACCGCCATCGATCTCATCGTCCCAGATGAACGACGCGCGGAGCTGCTCGCCTTGCACCTGGGCGTTGTAGAGGTCCTTGAACCGTTTCAGCCAGCCGAGGATCGGGAAGTAAAGCGATCGGCCCCGCTTCTCCATCGAAAAGCAGTTCGATTTCAGGTGAATGACCTGATCGTAGGGCAGCTGCCGGATCACGAACTCCTGGCTCTTGGCTGTGGAAGATCCCGGGACGCCCTTCACCGTCATTCCCGTGAACGTCTGGTAGGCGGTCGGGTAGCACTGGTGGTAATAATAGACATCGTTGATGTCGACGGGGTCGGTGATGATGTCCCAGATGGTCGACGGATCGATAGTCGTATAGGTTTTCTTATCCAGCATCAGCTCGCCGCACACGAGGTATTCCGGCACCCAGAACTTGGACTGGTTCTGCGTCAGGTGATACTTCTCGTTATTCTCTTCCCAGACCTTTTCCTTGGCCTTGTCTTTGATGCGCACCTTGAAGCGGCGCCCGAATGCGTACTGCGTGAGCGCGACCGCGATGCGCTTAGCCAACGGGTGATGATTCCACTGCTCATACGCTCGGCTGTGCATCGTCAGGTAATCCGTGAGGTAGAGCTGCTTATTGAAAGGCCCGGCCATCAGCGGGGTATATTCGGTGTACTGGTTCGCGTCGTACTGGCTGGTGGTGATGTCCTGGTTGAAGTCATCCTCAATGAGCTTGGCTTCTTTCAGGTTTTCGATGTTATCCACGAATCGGCGCTTGGCTTCCTTGGCTTTGGATGCCACCTCTGGCAACGTGTCAAATGCCAGCTTGGATTCAGCCATCTTCTTTTTGAACGCTTCGGTGCCCACCACGCGGGTGGTGCGATAGGGAAGGACAGCCCTCGTGCATTCCAGCAGCTTTTTGTCGCGCATCAGCTTCCCGTCCTCATCGACCTTGCCCTCAAACAACCAGGCGGTCGACACGGTCGCTTCGCCCTTTTCCACCTTCTCAATGAAATCGATGACGGGGTTCTTAACGACGGTCGTGCTGAGCGTGATCAGATCCGCGTCCGGGTCATAGGACTCAGTGCTGTTCACCATCCTGGCCACAGGACCAGCCGCGGCGGCCGGCGCGTTGGCGTAATCCGGAATCCCCGGCGTGCCTTTGATCGGATCGGCTAAGAGCTGTCTAATCCATCGTTTAATCTTTTTCATCGGTCCTCTTGGCGGCCGGCGCGTTCTCTATCGGCACCCATCCCGCTTCTTGAAGCATGGTTTCGGCCTGGCTTAACGCTTTCCGTGCCTCTTCCTGATGCTTGCGCTGCTCAAAATCGTCCATCAGGCGTAATCCGGTCTCGCGGGAGTCAACAGGTTCCCGCTGCTCAATGCTGACGCTGGCGCAATGTGATTCTTCTGGTGCGTGTAAATCGCATACCGTTTGGCATCCATCAGATGGTCCATGAACTTAACCGGCTCATCGAGCACATTCCCGTTCCTG